CTAACCACTTTTTTAAGCAGTTTACCCATTTCAGTTTCATTTAAAGGTTTTACCTGAAATATGGAACATCTACCCCTAATTGTTTTCAACAATTTATTAGATTCAGTTGTGGCGAGAATAAAATATATGAAAGAAAATTATACAAAGGACGTTGAAATTGATGAAAGTAGTTTGGATATTGAATGGCTTCAACAACCAAGATTGATGCTATATTATTCTAATTTAGTTTCTGAAAAACAAAAAAGTAGTGATTCTAAAATAAAAATGAAAAGAAAATAATGACATCTTTACAAATAATCCTTTTGATAATTTTTATTCCTATTGTAATTTATGTTATAGGGAGATTAATTATGAAAGGGGTTTTACAAGAAATAGAAATTTTTTTAAAAAAAAGTAAAAATAAAAATAATTATGGTAAGAAAAAGAAGTAGTTTTAGAAGTAAAGTTTCTGCAAATTCAAAACAGCAGAAACAAAAAGCAAAAAGTTATGGGTATTTAAATTTACCTAAAAATACTCAAATATTTAAGGAAAATCCTGGAAGTCGTGCATGGTTAGACATAATACCTTACATGATTAACACAGATATACATCCTGATAAAAATGTATCCGAGAATGTTGCAACCAAAGGGGAAGAATGGTATAAATTACCGTATAAAATTCATCGTCAGATTGGAAGTGGAAATGAAACCGTTGTTTGTCCAACATCAATTGGTAAAAAATGTCCAATTTGTGAGTACAGGAAAAAACAATTTAAAGAAGGTGCTCCTAAAGAAGAAACGGATGCAACAAAAACTTCCGATAGAAATTTATATCTTGTAATTCCAAGAAAAAATAAAGATTATGAAGAAAAAATACATATTTGGGATATTTCTCAATATTTATTTCAAAATTTATTGAATGATGAAGTTGAAGAAGATGAAGATAATGGAGTTTTCCCAGATATTAAGGAAGGCTTGACTTTAAAAATAAGATTTGTCAGTGTAACAATTGGTACAAGTAAACCTTTTGCTGAAGCAAGTCGGATTGATTTTATGGAAAGGGATGAACCTTTAACGGAAGATGAGTTAGAAGACATTCCTGATTTAGGAAATGTTCTTAATGTACTTTCTTTTAGTGAATTGGAAACAAAATATTTTGAAATGGAAGATGATGAAGAGGAAGATGATGAGGAGGAAGAAATGGAAGATGATGAAGAGGAAGAAAAATCTGTAAAATTAAAAAGAAAAAAAACTAAAAAAGTAGCTAAGAAAAAAGATGAAACAGAAAAATGCCCTTATGGTCATAGATTTGGAATAGATACAGATGGTTATATAAATAAAGAGGGGGAGGAAGATTCTACTGATTGTGATAATTGTTCAATTTGGGAAGAATGTATAAATAAAAAAGAAGGAGAATAATGAAAAAACAAATAGAAGGTTTATGTAAAAGAGGCTGGAGTCAAAGTTCAAAACAAAAAAATGGTGAATATTTTGGAGCTTATATTTCTTCTGATGACAGTAACTATATCAATTTATATAGTTTGGCTTATCAATTAACCAAATCTGATATTTTTAGGAATATGGCAAATTCTTGGAAAAAAGATTCTGTTAATGAGCAAAAATTATTAGAAAAAATTGCCAATAATTTACAGGATATTTGGTTCAGAGTAAAAATGGATTTAAATTTAGAATCTAAAAATAAATTTTCTAAATTTAAAGAAACTGTAAACGAGGTATTTTCAAAAAAACAATTAACACAAGAGCAAATTAAAAAAATATTAAATGAAATTGTGGAATGAAAAGAGTGTATCAAAATACAATAGTTGCCCAACAAAAAGCAAGAGTAAATGCTGTACATATTAAGAAAAAAATGGAATATGTTGGAGATGATAAATTCTTGGTTAGTACAGGTAGTACCTTATTGGATTTAGCAATTTCAGGAGGCAGAAAAAGAGGGGGAGGTATTCCAATGGGGATTCTTGTTGAAATATTTGGACCAAGTAGTTCAGGGAAAACTGTTATGCTATCAGAAATTGCAGGATTTATACAACGGAAAAAAGGGGAAGTAATATTTTATGACCCTGAAGCTCGTTTAAATAAACAATTTGCACAAATATTTGATTTGGATATAACCAATATTGAATATAGTACTCCCAATACAATTCCAGAAGTTTTTAAAAGTGTGAGAGAATGGGAATCAGATAACAAAATCAATGGTATATTTGCGGATTCTTTAGCGGCATTATCAACTGATTTAGAAATGGAAAATGATGATGGTGATAAAATGGGAATGCGAAGAGCCAAAGAATTTAGTGTGGAATTAAGAAAAACTTGCCGTATTTTGTCTAAAAAGAATTATCTTATGATTTGTTCTAATCAAGTTAGACAAAATATAGATGCTGGAATGTACGGACAAAAGTATATTAGTCCTGGTGGACAAAGTATTGGATTTTATTCATCTTTAAGATTACGTACTTCCAATCCCAAAAAAATTAAAAAGAAAATTAAAATTGCAGGAAAAGAAGTTGAAAGGGTTGTGGGAGTTACTATTATAGTAGAAGTTTTTAAAAATTCAGTATGGAAACCTTTTAGAAAAGCTCCTATTACAATTTTGTTTGATTATGGAATTGATGACATAAGGGAGAATTTGCAATTTATTAAGGATTACACAAAAAATAATGTTTATACTTGTGGGAAAACCGATTTAGATAAATCTATAATAAAATCCATTAAATTGATTGAAGAAAATGAAATGGAAAAGGTTTTAAAAGAACAGATTATTGATTTATGGGAAGTGATTGAAGAAACATTGAACGATAAACGTGAAAAAAAGAAAAGATAAAAGATAAAAAGCAGGTCTGGTTTTAATTTGATATTTCATAGTTTTTAGTTTTTATCCATTACCTGCTTTTTTAAAAAAATAAACTTTATGAGAACAACAAAAAGAATTTATAGAATATCTTATCTTATACTCTTATATAGTATAGTGGCTGGGAATTTTCATTTTAATTTTGGGATAAATAATTTAAATGGTATAATTGCTTTAATATTTTTGTTTATAATTGCAATTACATGGTTATATATTATTATTAAAGGAGCACCTATAATTTAAAATGATGACAAAAAGAAAAAAACGAATTACAGTTCAATCGGCAAAAGCAAAAGGAAGAAATCTACAAAAATGGGCTTGTCAGAAAATAGCTGATTTTACCGGATTTGAGTATGTCAGTGTAAGTGATGGAGATTTTCCTATTAGCTCAAGACCAATGGGGCAGAATGGCACTGATGTAAGATTAGAATCACAGGTTTTAAAAAAATTTCCATTTTCAGTGGAATGCAAAGCTCAGGAAAGTTGGGGGGTACATGGTTGGATTAAGCAAGCAAAAGAAAATCAATTAAAAAATACTGATTGGTTATTGATTGCAAAACGAAGTAGAGAAAAGCCTGTGGTAATTATTGATGCAGATGCGTTTTTTAAAATTTTAATAAATTTTAAATGATAAAATCAGTCAAAATACGGAACTTTCAAAGTCATAAAAATTCAAAATTAGAATTAAACAAAGGTGTTAATGTAATTATAGGAGATACTGATGTAGGAAAATCAGGTATAATGAAGGCTTTGAAATGGTTAATCTACAATAAACCTATGGGGGATGAATGTAGACCATGGACAGGAGGAGATACTTTTGTGGGGATACAGACTGATAAAAAAATCAGTAAATTAAAAACAAAAAAACAACAAATTTATAATTTAGAGGATTTAGAATTTAAGGCTTTTGGTACAAATGTTCCAAAAGAAATTTCACAAGCGTTAAATTTTAATGAGGTTAATTTAAAACAGCAATTTGATGGATTTTATTTATTGTCAGATACCCCTGGAAAAGTTGCTCAACATTTTAATTCAATTGCGAATCTTGAAAAAATAGATACAGCTACTTTTAATATCCAAAGTTGGATAAGAAAAATAAATCAAAATATTGAAAATCAAAAGGATAATCTAAATAATAATAGAGAAGAATTACAAAAGTTTGATTATTTAGAAAAAATGGAAATTGATATTGAAAATATTGAACAGGGTAAAACACAATATATAAAGGATATTAAAAAAGAACAGATTTTAATTGCAATAATTGTAAATATAAAAAAAATTGAAATTGAAATGGAAGGTTTAATAGAACAAATTGAAATTGGAATTAAGGTTGATTCAGCATTAAATTTGTTTAAAAAACAAAAAAAACAAGAATTAAATATTGAAGAATTAAATATTGTTATTACTGCTTTAACAGATATTAAAGAAAATATTCAATTAAATCTTACAAAAATTAAAAATGAAGATTTGGTTATTGCAGTACTTAATCAATATAAAATTCAAAAAACCCAAAGGACAGAAATTGAAGAATTAAATAATATTATTATAAATTTAAATGATGTTGAAAAACAAATACAAAATATAGACAAAACAGTTAAAAATGAAGATTTGGTTATCTTAACATTAGATTTATTTAAAAAACAAAAAAAACAGAAATTAAATATTATTGAATTAAAATCAAATATTAGTATTTTAGAAGATACTACAAAATTAATAATATTCAATAAAGAAGAATTAAAATCAAAAGAAATAAAATTTGAAAAGAATATGCCTGATATTTGTCCTTTATGTGAAACTGTTTTAAAAAAATAAAATAATGCAAAGAGTAAAACAGGAAAATAAATATGATTTATTAATTACAGCAGATTGGCATTTAAGGGAGGATACCCCTATTTGTAGAACAGATAATTTTTGGGTTAATCAATGGAAAAAAGTCTGTTTTATTTCTAAATTACAAAAAAAGCATGATTGCATTATAATTCATGCTGGGGATTTATTTAATCATTGGAAACCAAGTCCTTATTTATTACAAAAGGCATTAAAAGAATTACCTGATAGATTTTTTACAATTTATGGAAATCATGATTTACCTCAACATAATTTGGAGTTAGCTAATAAATCAGGGATTAGTGTATTGAAGGAAGCAGGAAAAATTAAAATATTAAGTGGAACACACTGGGAGCAAGAGCCTGAATTAAGTTTAATTATTAAAAATAAAAAAATCCTTGTTTGGCATATAATGACTTACAAAAATTTAAAACCTTATTACGATTGTAAAGCAACTAAATCAGGAGGATTACTTAGAAAATATCCTGAATATGATTTAATACTTACAGGACACAATCATCAAACATTTACAGAAGAATATCAAGGTAGGCTATTAGTAAATTCAGGTTCATTGACAAGACAGGAAGCTGGGCAAATAGATTTTGTACCAGTGATTTTCGGTTGGAATTCTGATAGTAATACAGTTACAAAAATTGAATTACCTTATGAAAAAAATGTAGTTACAAGGGCTCATTTAGATATAAAAGAGGCAAGGGATAAACGGATTGAAGCTTTTGTTTCTAAATTGGATATGGATTGGAAAAATGATGTTTCTTTTGAAGAAAATTTAGAAAGATTTAAACAGCAAAATGAAATATGTAAAGAAGTTGTTAATTTAATTGAAAAAGCAATAGAATGAAAAGATGGGAAATAATAAATAGATTTATAAAAAAACGAAGATATACTTCTTATTTAGAAATAGGATGTGGTGTAAATTCAACATTTAATAAAGTAAAAGTGCTTTATAAAATAGGAGTTGATCCTAAAAAAGGGGGTAATAAAAAAATGACTTCAGATGAATTTTTTAAACAAAATACAGATAAATTTGATATTATATTCATAGATGGACTACATTATGCTGAACAGGTACTTAAAGATGTTAATAATGCAATGCTGTATTTAAATCAAAATGGAGTTATTATAATTCATGATTGTAATCCACAAACTAAAATGGCTCAAATTGTACCCCGAAAAGCAATGGAATGGAATGGGGATGTTTGGAAAGCTTGGGTACATATAAGGGGAATTGAAAAATTTTATGCCACTTATGTTATTGATACAGATGGGGGAGTTGGTGTAATAGATACCTTTCAATCCAGAAGCATTCCCGCTCTACAAATAAATGAACTTAATTTAACTTATGGGATATTTACAAAAAATCGGGATTATTTATTAAATCTTATTTCAGTGAAAGAATTTAAATTTTTTGTATAAATAAAACAGTTTTTAAAAGTATTATATATAAAACAATAAACACAAAGAAAAACTGATTAACAAAAAATGTAAAGGATCAAATCAATATTATGACAGAACAAGAATAATTAGATTTAAAGGCAGAAATTCAAGAAGCAAAAGAAAAACTTTCTGAATTGAAAGGGGAATTAAAAGCCATAAATAAAACTTTAATAAAAGAATGGCATTGTGATACAATCGATGAAGCCCAAAAAAAGTTAGAGAAAATGAAAAGTGAAAATAAAAAAGGATTAAAAGAGTTAACAGAAAAAGTAGATGAGATAAAAAAGGCTCACACTTTATAAAGACTTCTAAAAATTAAAAACAATGAAAGTATTAAATAATAAAGAGGTATTAAACACAATTTTAAATTCAATTTTGGAAAATAAACCTTTATCCATTATTAGATTTAATGATGGTGAATATAAAGCATTACAAACAGATGTCAAATCCAAAGCATTGTATCAAAATCATTTAGGATATTTTCCAAAATTGATAGATAGAATGAAAGTTGCAAAAAATATAATTAATTCTATTTTAGGGTGTGATATTGTAGGGTTATCTATTCATAATAATAAAGAAGGTATTTGGAAGAAAACTTATGATTATTTTAAACAATATATAAAAAATCAAAAAGTTTGTTCAGTGGACTTTCATAAGGATTTTTTAGCATTAGGATATTATGATATAATTTTGAAAAATACTAAAAATTTAATGTATATTTCAGGACATAATTTAACTTCTAAATTTTATAATCGTTATAATAATTTGGAAATGATTGATTATATACGTATTCCAAAACAAAAATTATTTTTTAAACAAGAAAATGAAAAATATTTACCTGAGATATATAATGCTATTTTAGGAATTTTAAAACAAATGAAATTAACCAATTATGTCGTATTAGTTGGAGCAGGATTTATTGGAAAACCTTTTGTGATAGAAGCTAAAAAACGAGGAGCGGTTGCAATTGATATTGGATCTGTATTTGACCGTTGGGCAGGTTATGGAACAAGAAGTCCATTACAATATCAACCGGATTTAAAATACAAATTGTGAACTACTCTTACTCTATATTGAAACTGCTAAAGCTAATATCATGAGTGCTATAACAATATGCATGTTTATAATTTTTATCGGTGGAGCATATTTAATATTTTTTGATGAATCTGAATAATTAATAAATGAATAAAATAACTGTAAATAGTTTTAATTGTGAATTTGGATATGAATTAATAAGTGTAATTCCTTATGCTTATTGGCTATTTAATCAGGGATTATTAAAAGAAACAGTATCGGGGGCAGATACAGCATCTTTATATTATTTTAGTCCAAAACATACAATAATTAAAACAAAACGCAATACAAGTAATGTAAGATTGTTGCAAACTCCCAATAAAAATATTCATGTATGTAGATTAAATACAGTTCAATTTCAGATACCTGATTATAGAAAAGAATTTGCAAATGATATTTATCGATTTGGAAAACCAATTGTATGCATAATTAATAAATATAATAATGAATGGTGTAAAAATCCAAAACTAAACAAACCTATAAATTATTTTAGTTTAAAGCTTTTAGCAAAAATGTTTAAATTATTACAGGATAAATATCAGGTTGTTTACATTAATATGGATTTAGTTCCTAATTTACAGGATGAAGTCCCTGCTAAAGAATTAGGGGATTGGGAATTACTTAAAAAGTTTCCAAAAGTTCAGAATATATATAGTCTGCAATATAATGGAAGTAAATTTAATAAAACCCAATTGATGTTATTTGCAAATACACATAGATTTATTACATTAAATGGTGGGGGGAGTATTTTAGCAAGTTTTTTTAGAGGCACAAATATTATTTATTGCAAAAAAACAAAAGTAGATGGAAGATTATTTCCACGAGAATTAAGAAGGTGGGATTTTGGATATTATAAATATTTTGTGGGGAGTTATATTCAGGTGGAACATACAGAAAATGAATTATTAAAACAAATTGAAAAATTATGAAAAGAGTATTATTTCTTGATGACAAGCTGTTTAAAGAAGCTAAAACACTTATAAAAACAAATAAAAGATGGAATGATGTATATGAAATTGAAATGACATTATGTAGTGATTATATAAAAACGCATTTAAAAGTTGGCATGTTTTTTACAGATGCAAAAATAATTATTGAAAAAGCATTCTTATTTTATGATATATTCACTCAAAAATGCAAACATAATGAAAATAAAACATTGCAAAATATAGGCATTGATT